CAAGCATCGTTGAACTTGAAGCAGCACTGACTAACAGAAAGAATCAGGTTCTTCGTCTTGAGGGTGCAATCGAAGCACTGAACATGACACTTAAGCAAGCAGAAGTAGAATCCGATGCCGAAGTCGAGTGAAGCTAGAAAACTAGAACATATTAATTCTAGTCAAAATCCCATTCTATTTGATGGAACACTAGAAACTCTCCCATACAGATCTGGTGATAAGTATGAGGGTAGAACTATCGTCGCAGTTGGTTTTGTAGAAACTGTATACGGTCCACAATACTCACTGGTAGTAGAAGGTGACGATACTCACGTAAAGACTAGATTTACCTTCGACCAAAAACATGATCTAGTCTTTACAAAACCATTAGAAAAAGCAACGGCATCTTCTCTTAAGAGTCTTAACATACCAAATATAGAATAAGATAGAGTCCTCTGTATAAATACAAAAGAGGACTTTTTTGTGCTTACCGAATGAAGAGGGTAGTAGTCAAGGTAACCAATAATTCTGATCTAGAAGTTGCAAAGGACTCTATCCTAGATCAAGTAGATTATTTGGTATTTGCGGAAAAATTTAGGAGTTTCGGCGTTCTTACGTTTGACGTTCCAGAAGATAACGAAGAAGATGCACTTGCAGATATTCGTGCTCTGGGGCACAAAGTGTCTTGGGATGCTAATGTTACTTGTGACCCGATAGTAGAAGCTTCTTCTGCTCTGGTAGAACATCCTGATGAAGATGTTCAAGGTCAAGCTAGTTTTGGAACTAGAAATATTACCACTACTGCTAGTGGTACAGTATACGTAAAAGTTAACGGTTCAACTGGTCAGAATTTATACGAATTTTCAAGTAGTCAAGGTGGAACGTATTCAAGATCCTTGAACTACACTGGTTTTTTGCAGGGTGGTACGTACACGTTTGATCAATCAGACTCCTCCAATGCTGGACATCCACTTAGATTCTCGGAAACTCCAGACGGAACATTTACTACTGGTGGAACACAATACAGTGTAGGTGTAACTACAAATGGAACACCTGGACAAGCAGGAGCATATACTAGAATTACTTTTGGAGTAAGCACTCCATCCATTCTCTTTTACTATTGTACTGCCCATTCTGGTATGGGTAGATATTCTTTAAGTCCAGATTTATATGGAAGTATTAATCTCCACGATTTTTGGCATTTAGATAGAATTACAAAAGTAGACAGGCAATATCTCAATAGACAATTTAGTCACACTGAGTCTGGTGATGGTGTAGACATCTACGTTATTGACTCAGGTGTACGTGGAGCAAGTAGACCAACTGGAACAAACGCAGCACTGCACCCAGAACTCTACGATCCAGACTTCATCACTGACCTAAACGGATTATCTGAGCAACAGAACTATAGAGTATTTCAACTCTCTCATTATACTGGAGCATATGGATCTAATAATGAAGATGATAATGGTCACGGAACCTACTGTGCTGTATTAGCGGCAGGTAGAACTGCAGGAGTCTCCAATAAAGCTAGAATTTATTCACTGAAAGCGTTCAATAGTTCTCTGTCTGCTAGCTATTCTCAAATTCTTGCTGCATATCAGGCAGTCATCGATCACAACGATCCAACAGATCCAAACTATAAAGGTGATACTAGACCAGCAGTTATCAACGCATCGTTCGGTCCAACTACTCCCAGTGGAGCATACCCGATTATTGAATTAAATGATGTGGGAACGGATGCTGGAACTGAGCAAGAAATTCTTGACGAAATCGAAAAGACTGTTACAACTACTTATAATATTATTCTTGCTAGATCTGCGGGTAATGGATTTAACGACATTAGTGATAACTTTGCTGGACCACTTCAAGCGAAGTATGTTGCAGGACCTAGAACCTCAGGATATCTAGATTCAGTATTTAATTACGTAGACACAGACCAAGATAAAATTTCCGTCGGTGCAACAGAATATAACGATCGTTGGGCATACTTCTCTAACTATGGTGCTGGTGTAACAACTACAGCACCAGGAATGAGACTTACTGTTCCAAGATACGATTGGACAAGTAACACAACATACACTTCAACAGGTAATTATACAACTATCCAAGGGACATCATTCTCATGTCCAATTGTATCTGGAGTTGTAGCAGGTTGGGTTAGTAAAAATTCTTATACCAGGGCAACTAGCGGACTCGCTGGGTTATCTAAATCTTTCGTTAGAGATGGAATCAATCCATTTGTAGCCATAGACGCAGGTGCAAATACTACATACCCAATCAATAGTGCCCTAGAAAAGCTTCTTCCAACCGATCCATTTACAGTAACTAATAATTCATTTGATCTTGTAATTTCTTACGATCCAGCTGATTCTTCATATTTTCTCGGTAATATTGGTAAGAAAGTACAACTTAGAACGAACACGCCTAATAACACTGTAACAGCTTCTACGTATACCATCACTACTACGGCACCAAATTCTTCATATTACACTTTATCTGGTAGTGATAGAAACGGTGCTGTTGCAGGAAACAACGCAACTGTTACTGTTAGGGTAGGTGATACGATAGAATTCGCTCTAAGTAATGTTTCTACTAGTCATCCATTCTACATTAGAGACTCAAGTGGAGGTCCAAACGTAAGCACTCCTGCTGCTACAGGTCAAGGTTCCACTGGTAATGCAACAGTGTCTTGGACACCAAACACAGTCGGAACGTATGTTTATCAATGCGCTAATCATAGTGGCATGGTTGGTAACATTGTAGTTCAATCTACGGGTGGAGATATCGTAGGTGGCGTGGATCTCTCTATAGAAGCATCAGAGTGGATGTCCATCACTGCAGAAAACTCTGTTAACAACACTCTTACCGTTACCATGGGTACGACGGGAAATTCTACACAATCTAATACAGGTGGGACTGGTCACTATCTCACTATTATTTCAGATACCCATGAAGAGACAGACGGTCCACAAGCAGCTAACATTACACTATCAACCCAAACAGATCAGCAAGAAGGTGTAAGTCAAATTGGTATTGACAATATCCCCGTAGATCCTGGTGTTGATTTTGATGTAAATGGGGTAGGAACAACTAATAGAGGTGTTCTTTATCCCTATGTTGATCAAGTTGTAAGTTGGGTCACTCCTGCAGGTGCTCTGCCAGGAAGTCCGTTTGCCGATGCTACTAATGTTAGTGGAATTGATATTGGTATAAGTGCTTTTTCAACGTGGGCAAATGAACCACTTGATGAAGGTTCTTATTCAATCACATCAACTCCACCTTTGAATCAATCTGGATTTACCTTTGATGCTGATGCAAACACTTTCCCAACAACAGTAGGTCAATTGGGTGGTACAAGTATATCAGGTAATAATGACACAACATACAATATCACCGTAACCCACCTTAACTCTGGTCAAACCAGAAGTTATAGTTTTGTCACTACTGGCACTGGTGTTGGTATTACTATTACTGGAAACCCATCTTCAACTCAAATAGAAGCTGGTGGAGGAGTCAATGCAACCTTTACTGCTGCAGGTACTTCATCCGACGGATCTACCGTAACATATGAATGGGAATATTCTGCCAATGGTGGAGTAAGTTGGGGCAGCACTATTGGTCAAACTGGTCATAGTGGAACTCAAACAGCAACTCTTACTGTTGATGATGATTATGCTTTTGATGATTGGCAATATCGTTGCAAATTAGATAGTGCAACTGCAGTTAACTTTGCAACTACCACTGCAGCAACATTATCAGTTTACCGTGTTATTACTATTGGAACACAACCAGTCAATTCCACTCCAGTTGCTCCTGATGTAGCATCATTTAGTATAACTGCATCAACAGCAGACGCAGCAACTCTTAATTACCAATGGGAAAAATCTGAGGATGATGTCTCCTGGAGTGCGGTAAGTGGTGCAACTGGATCTAGTTATACCACAAATGCAACTACCTATGATGATGACTATGGTGATTACTATAGATGTGTATGTAGTGTTGATGGCGCTGCCTTGAATGCAACATCCAACTCAGCAAGATTACTTTTAACTAGAACAATTAGCATTTCATCTCAACCAGCAAACGTTACTGGTGCTGTAGGTGGAACAGTTCAATTTTCTGTTACTGCTAATACATCTGACAATGATGCGGCAGATATTACATATTTGTGGCAGTTCTCTATTGATAATGGAGCAAACTGGTCCAATGTGGTCGGTGGTAGTGGTGCTCAGTCAGCGACATATACAACTGCAACTTTAGATTCTAGTTACGATGAACATCGTTACCGTTGCGTTCTCTCTGCAACTGGAGCAACACCACTAAACTCTGGTTCTGCTGTACTACAAGTTGAGACTGTAACTGTAAGTGTTACATCACAACCATCCGATCAAACTGCAGACGAAAATCAAACAGCAACATTTACTTGTGCTGGTGCTGTGACGATGGGTCAAATTGGTGCCAACGCAGCATCATCTTCATTTGCCGAGGATGATTGGACCACACCTAGCGGTGGAGGTGGTGGAGGAGCATCTGCAGATACTGTCTCTCTCATGTCTGCACATGAACCATCAGTAACTTATCAGTGGCAAAAGTCTGATGATGGAGGAGGAAACTGGAGTAACATTGGTGGAGCGACCAGTGCATCATACACTACTGGAACTTTGTCATACTCAAATGACAATGGAGATCTTTATCGCTGTGAATTAAATGCAACTGGAGCAGCTGCTCCAATCTTCACAAATGGAGTTACGCTGACTGTTCAGACAATACTCACCATTACCTCACAACCATCAAATCAAACTGGAAATGAAACTGGAACTGCAACCTTCAGTGTAACTGCTACCGCAAGTAGCGGAACTCCAACGTATCAATGGGAAAGATCCGATGACGGTGGCGCTAACTATTCTGCTATTGCAGGTGCATCAAATGCATCTTACGTAACTCCGCCTTTAGTTTATGCTGATGATAACGATGATCGCTATCGCTGTGTTGTCAGTTTAGTTGGATCTACAGGATCTCAGATTAGCACATTTGGACTTCTGACTGTTCTTAGGGTTATCACAATCAGTCAACAACCACAAGACACTGCGGTTATTGAAGGGAATCAAGCAAATCTATCCGTTATTGCAGCAATTACCAGTGATGTGGTTTCATATCAATGGAATCTATCTGTGGATGATGGAAGCACTTTCTCAGCTATCAACGGTGCCAATTCACCAACATACACAACTCCAGTAGCAATTTACCCCACAACTCCATCCCACAAGTATCGTTGCGTTCTAACTAACGTTGCTGCAACAACAGTAACTAGTTCGATTGCCACCTTAACTGTTAATGAATCTGAGTTTGTAAGTGCCCCAACAACGGTAACTGTAAATACTGACCCAGATACAAACAGAACTTTTGATAGAGCACCAACTATTACTGCTGCTACCTTTGTTTCGCAATATACTGGATCAACACACTTCTCTACATTTTGGAGAATTAGAAGAGTATCTGATAACGTCACTGTATATGATACGTCGAATACGTTTACAAATGGAGATACTGGAAATCTTACATCCTTTACTGTACCCACAAGTACACTTGATTTTAATACAGCGTATAACGTTCAAGTAAAATACAGAGATAATAATGGATTAGAAAGTGCTTACACTGCCAATACAACTTTTACAACTCCATTTGTCGATCAACCAGAAATTCAAACAATCGTAGCAGCTTTCAATCCAACAATTACGGTTAATGCATCCGAACTTGTCGCTGGATATCAGCACAGTTCTAGTGATTGGCAGTTCTCTGGCGATACTCTCTTTACTAATATTGTTCACCAATCCCTTGGAAACACTGCAAACTTAACATCATACATCTTACCTGAGGATGTAACACTTGATCCAAACACTACATATTATGTACGTATCCGATTCAACGTCAATCCATTATAATTATGGCACAACCTAGCACAAGACAAGAACTCATCGACTACGCCTTGCGTCAGCTCGGTGCTCCAGTATTAGAGATCAACGTTGACGACGATCAGATTTCTGATCTGGTCGATGATGCTATTCAATATTATAATGAGCGTCACATGGATGGTTATATCAGAACCTTCCTAAAAGTTCCTATGTCTCAGGTAGTCATTGACGCTATGACTACGGATACTGACACAACTGTTACTAATGCAACCTCAGCAGGCACTAGTATTACATATAAAACTCAGAACAACTATATCCAACTTCCAGACTATATCACAGGCGTAGTCAAAGTATTTGATTTTGTTTCTAAGAACGTCACTAATTTGTTTGACGTTCGCTATCAGTGGAGACTGAATGATCTTTGGGATCTTACAAACACAGAGATCCTGACATATGAGATGGTCAATCGTAGATTAGAAGATATCTATTTCTTACTTGAGGGTCAGAAGCAGGTTAGATATCAGATGCGTGGTGACCGTCTATATCTTGACATCGACTTTAAAGAAGATGTTGCAGATGGAGACTTCTTAGTTCTTGATTGTTATCGTCTTGTAGATCCATCTGACTTTGCTGCAGTATACAATGACCTTTGGGTGAAGCGTTATGTAACTGCACTCATTCGTAGACAATGGGGTGCAAACCTTATCAAATTCCAAGGAGCACAGTTGCCTGGTGGCATCACTATGAATGGTGAATTTATTTACAATGAAGGAAAGGTAGCGGTAGAAAAATTAGAGGATGAGATGTTGAGCGCACATGAATTCCCACCAATGGATATGATCGGATGAGAAATACTTTCTTCACACACGGAACTCGTAACGAACAATTTCTCCAACAAAATCTTGTGGAGGAATATCTCAAGATGTTTGGAATGGATGTTATGTACATCCCCAGACAACTTGTATCTCAAGATAGTGTCTTCAACGAAGAAATTGTTTCTGAGTTTGATGACTCGTATCTTATCGAAGCGTACATGGAGAACTTTGATGGGTTCCAAGGTGGTGGAGATTTATTGACTAAATTTGGCATTCGTCAATCTGATGAGGTAACTTTGGTTATTTCTCAACAAAGATATACTGATTTGATTACTCAATTTCTTGCTGCAGATCCACAAATCCAAGTACCAGAACGTCCATCAGAAGGAGATTTAATTTATTTCCCACTTACAAATAATTACTTTGAAATTAAGTTTGTAGAACATGAGGAACCATTCTACCAACTTGGTAAGAACTATGTTTACAAACTCAAGTGTGAACTCTTTGAGTATAGTGATGAAAAAGGAGACATCTTTGATGGTGATGAGGAACTGGTCGATAGTGGTTACACTGTCAAGCATTACTATCTCACAACTAACGGCACTAATGCAGTGGGAACAGTTGCTCTAAGTGGTGATGCAGTACAGCAAGTTCTTGTTACTGATACTGGTAGTAAGTACAATCTTGCTCCAACAGTAACGATTAGTGGTGATGGATCTAATGCTACGGCAACAGCATACTTAATTAACTTAACTATCTCGGGTGGATCCCCATTGACAAGTGCAGTTATTAGAGGAACTGTAAAAGAAGGTCAATTAAGATCTGTAAGGATTGTTGATGGTGGATCTGGATATGATGAAGATAGAGCGACTTTAGTTGTTAGTGCCCCAGAAACGGGTGGAACTGCTGCTACCGTAACACCAACATTTACCAATGGTGTGCTGACTGCTTTAAATATTGTAGGTGCTGGATCTGGTTACAAAGAGGTTGCCTTGGTTGATGTAGATACCGCTGGAAGTGGATACACTTCTGCAACTGTAGCATTCTCCGCTGCACCTCAAGGTCTAACTGGAGCATTTAAAGTTCCAGAGTCCGTCACTGGAGGAACTACTGGTGCGGTTGCAAGTCTGGTTGAATGGGATGCACAGGAAGGTTGGATCAAACTCAAGTCCCCAACAGGCACATTCTCCGTCGGTGAGACAATTATGGGAAACACATCTGGCGCAACCATAGTCTTAGATAATAGAGATGAGATGGCAAGTACCGATACTAAATATTATGAAAATGTCGCCTTTGAAGAATTCGCTGATGACATTCTAGACTTTACAGAAACAAATCCATTCGGAGTGATTAGTTAACATGTTAGGGACATATACATATAACAAAATTATTAGAAAGACCCTGATTGCTTTTGGTACTCTTTTTAATAACATTGAGGTCCGCAAAGAAAATGCAGATGGCAGCACCTACAGCAGAATGAAGGTGCCTCTGGCATATGGTCCTCGTCAGAAATTTTTGGCACGTATTACTGAGCAACCAGATCTCAATAAAAAGGTTGCGATTACTCTCCCTAGATTATCCTTCGAGATGACTGGTGTATCTTACGATGCAACTAGAAAATTAGGAGCAGTTACGAAGTCATTAAAACCAAAGAACTCTGGAACAGTTACTAAACAGTTCGTACCTGTCCCATACAACGTAGATTTTGAACTCAACATCATCTCAAAAACTAATGATGAAGCAATTGAGATTGCTGAGCAGATCTTTCCATTCTTCCAACCATCATACAACGTAACCATCAAACTGGTTGATGAGTTAAATGATTATAGAGATGTCCCCATCACTCTGAACAGTGTGAACTATTCGGATGATTATGAGGGCACATTTGATAGCAGAAAACTTACAATCTTCACGATGCAGTTTACTGCAAAGACTTATATCTTTGGACCCGTTGGAACTCAGGCACCAATCAAAAAAGCAAAGGTCGATTATCATACCAATGTCAATTTGCAGGCAGATCGTCAAGTCGCTTACGAAGTTACACCAAAAGCACTTACAGACGAAAACAAAGATGGTACTACTGCACTGTCCAGTCCAATTACAAAGAGCACGCTTACATTTGATGTAGACAATATTGTAGATATCGTTATCGGTGGATTCATCGAGATTGGTAATGAGGTGATGAAAGTCAAGTCTAAACCAGGCGGTAATAAGATTAAGGTTGTCAGAGCACAGAATGGAACAACTGCATCCGCTCATGCTGCTGGTGCCGCAGTTGACTTAATCAATGCTGAAGATGATGCTCTCTTAGATTCTGGAGATGACTTCGGATTCAATGAATTGACCTCCGTATTTTTTGAATAATGGATAAGTTTGAAGGATTAGACGAAGCGTTTGAAACCGTAGCGGATATTGTCCCAGCGGAAGAACCAAAGAAAAAGAAACCACCTGCTAGATTAGAGCAGGATGATGTAGAAAAAGACTACGAATATGCAAGAGCAAATCTTTACCAGTTGGTGGATAAAGGACAAGAAGCTATCAACGGCGCTCTTGATTTGGCTATGTCTTCTGATCACCCTAGAGCATATGAAGTTGCTGGACAACTCATCAAACACGTCGGAGATGTAGCAGACAAAATTATGGGTCTGCAAAAAGATACTAAATCAGTTAAAGAAGAAAAGACAAAGGGACCAACAAACGTTACCAATGCTCTCTTTGTTGGTAGCACAGCAGATCTTCAGAAGATGTTGAAAGACGCTAAGAAGAAATCGGATAAATAAACTTGTAGCATTCTAGATAAAATGGCAAAGATCAAGGTCATGGCTTCTGAGGGAGATTTAACCTCAGCGTCAAATGTAAACAATGCGACTGTTGTGCGTTTGTACAATACTCATTCTGCAGATTTACTAATCACTAGAAAGACTGATGCACCTGCTACAGTTGGAACTGTTACAGTTAAAACTGGGACTGTTGAATTGATCGAAAAAGATCCAACAGATACATTAGAAGCAGCATCTAACGGTAATCTGGTAAAGGTAGTCTCCATCGCTTATAGTAGCTGATGGCAGAAAGAATTCCTACAATGTATGGTAGATACTATACCATCAACCTCGTGTGGCGTGGTAGAGAATTCACCCTGTCTGCTTTTACTCCAAAGTTACAGAAACTCCAGAGAACTGGAGCACAACGTATTGCAGAAAAGATCTATCCTGGATGCAGGGTAGTTTCATATCATGAATCTGATAAGACTACAGCACCCACATTCTTGGCAACCGAGGGAACTATGAAATCATTTAGAGAGTTTCGTGAGGATCTTGATCTTAAGAAGATGTCCAAAGAACTTGACGGTGCATCTAAAATGCATAAGGGTCAGGCAGATCGCATTAGAAAGCATCTGAAAAAGATGAAGTCTGAAGACAATGCGTATGCCATCGGTATGGCTCAAGCAATGAAATCTACTGGTGACAAACCGCCTCTGAAAAAGAGTACAATTAAGAAGGCGCACAAGATTGCGGATGCTGTGAAGAATGAAGCAAAGGAGTGTCCTGAAGGTACTAAGTGGTGTCCTGAATGTCAGAAATGCCAGAAGGTCACATGTGCCGATGCTAAAATGAAGAATGAAGACTGGCAAAAGAAATCTGGAAAGAACCCAGAAGGTGGACTTAACGAAAAGGGACGCAAGTCCTACGAACGTCAGAATCCAGGAAGCGATCTTAAGAGACCTTCAAAGAAAGTTGGGAACCCTCGT